AAGAATTTTGCCATCTTTAAACCAAAGTTTATGCATATGTAATGCATCTCTAATTATCTTTACCTCTAGCTCTTTATCTGAAAGTAGAGTATCTTGTACTTCATTCGTTGTCATAATTTACCTTTATTATATATTTTATATTTTACTTTTGCAACTGTTCATATTCTTGTTTTGAAATAATGTAGCCATCAGCATCTCTGTAAACTTCATCATCTGACATATAAACATGACCGCCTACTGTGTTCTTGACCTCGTCATTCCAACCTTCGTTCTTCAACCACTTTTGTGGATAAGGCACAAACTTTTCTTCTCTGGAATGTAACAAAGAATTAAATTTTTCAGCTAATTCATCTGCCGACAACTCGGTGTCTATTGCCACATAAGCTTTGAGTGCAGCTGGTTTTTGTACTTTTCTTCCTTGTAACTTTTTCCAAAATTTATTAAAGTCTTCTAAATCTCTCTTATATATATATTCTTTTTTATTATTATCCTTTATAGTATTATGTACGACCTTTTTGTCATTGGTAGTGCTGACAACTTTGTCTACCCCCTCTGACTCTTTTGTCATAGCAATATACAACTTTCTTTCTGTATTATTGTTAGTAAGTTCTTTTCTTATGTAACCAAACTGTTCTAACTGAGATAATGCTCTTTGAACTGTTCGTTCTGTGGTCTCATAGTTCTTAGCAAAGAAAGTATTGTTAGCCCAGCAATAACCTTCCTTATTTGCCAGAGCTGTTATTTCTGCATACATTAATTTTGCAAAAGATGTAAGTCTTGTATTGTATCTTACTTCTGCTGTTATTACAGCATAATAATTTGGCTTGTTCATTTTGTCTCCCGTTTGGGGGACAGGCAACACTTAGAGGGAAGGTCTAACGTGTGGGCTACCTGTCCACCTAAATTATACTATCTGTTTACCCAATCTTCAAATAGTGCTGCATCAACTAAGACATCATTTCGTGATATTTTTTTACCATTATCAATATGTGCTTTGTTAAACTCAACACTAGCTTTTAAACAACTTTGTCTAACTATGCTTGTTTGGGTATCAGTCATTGGATATTTACTTTGTAACGCTCTTTCTTTTTCATGTGCTACATTGTAATCACCAACTGCTTTATCAATGTCTGCATCCATTTGGTCATTTGATGAAGTAACTGCATTGACATAGTTTCTCTGCACTTTACCATCTGGTGAAGACCAAGGTGTATATTCAACAACTATTTCTGAACCTTTTGGAAATGTCATTGAATCGCTAGACTGTTTATTGTAGTTGTAATAAACATCACCATCATTGACCTTGAATGATTTTTTATCTTCACTCACCCAAGTTAAAACACCAGTCTTAGACTCTTTGTTTACTTTAGCCATAAATTGCTCCTTTGTTTTTTTTTAAGGTTGTAGACCTTCCATTTATAATAATAGCCTATCTATACTCAGAGTCAAGTTGACTTTGGATATTTTTAGTATATATTTACATCATGTCTGGAACGTTACAACAAAAACAAGAGATTATAAATGCACTTCAAAATTATGTATTTCACAATGTTTCACTCAAAGAATCAGCAGATAGATTAGGCATCAGCAAACAACTATTGGCATTTCGCATAGACAAATTATCACCTATCGTACAAAAAGAAATTTACAATCATTTACATGATTTGTTTGACGCTAATTGCAGTTCTTATGGTGATGCTGAAAAAATAAAAATTAAAAGAAAAATCTTTGGTTGGTCACAACAAAAGCTTACTGATAAAATAAATGCTACTTGGGGTGAGTTAGGTATTTCAAAAAGCACTATTGCTGCCATAGAAAGTGGCAGACTTAAACTAAGTAAAAAATACAAAACACATATATTTTATGTTTTGCGCTTAAGTAAAATTACAAACTAGAAGTATAATCTTTACCATTTATCAAACACTCATAACCTTTCTTTTTGTTTGGTATAAACATGTATTGTTCTACACTAAAGAACCCATTAGATTTCTCATATACTATTGTCAGACCTCTTTGTGTATTGTCGAATGGTGAATACAAACCACCAGGCATACGAGACAAGTCTGCAAGACAACCATTTGCCCAACCACCTAAAAGCGAACCATCAAGTTGTGTTGCTATAGTCATGTCAAATCTATGATGATGTCCAAAGATTACATTTCTGTTATAAAAATTTAAGTTAACTTTGGCTATGTGTTGAGGTGTAGCAAAGCCTCGCTTTTCATGTCCATGCATATAATAAAGTTTTTTATTAAGTGTAAAAGGTGAGCTTACATTTCTAATCTTAAACTTTTTAAATTCTAAGATTTCATGTAAGTGCAATCTGTTGGCTAAGAATGGAGCTAGTGCTGCACAACAAGACAAAATCTTTTTTTGCATCCTTTGTTCATGATTACCTTCAAAAAAATAAATTGATGGTCTAGGTGCAATCTTTCTAAGTTTGTTTAACCAAGATACACCTTCAAACAATTCTATTTCTATGTTAGAAGCTGTCAGGTCTGGTGAAAAAGTAGACAACGGATAATAGTCTAATAGGTCACCACCTATAATAATATTGTCAGAATCCCTTAGATTAAGGTCTTTGATAATATCCATAGCCATCCCTAAAGCTTTTTTGTCTTCATAAGGGATATGAATATCCGATATAAATATTGTCTTAGTGAGAGTTTTCTTCCTCATTGTTGACATCCTTCATTAATGACAATTGAAAATTGTAATAATGCTCGTTTATATCTTCAAGTGTATAAAACATTTTTGCTATTATTGCTTTCATATGAGGGTCATTCGAGTAGTTGGTTTGTATATGTAAGTTGAGCTTGAGAAAATTGTCATAAAGTGAGTAGAAGGATTTTTCTAGTGTTAAATCATCCACTACTTTCTCCTTTAAAATAAATTTTGATGACTTTTAATGCATCTCCTTTCTTGACATCATCTGTTGTAAACCTTAACAAATTCCATCCTAAAAGACAAGCATTATTATACTTCTCCATGTCCTTTATAAAAGTTGCTGCACGATTATGTCTTCCATAATTCCAAATGCCACCTTCAATTTCTACTGCAAGTTTGTGTTCTATAAAAGCTAAATCGAATCTCCATTTTCTTGTTTCATGAAATCTATGTTCACGAACTGGGACTGGTAAATCAGATTCTAGTATTTGGTCGAGTAAATATTTTGGATAATCTATTTTTGGTTTCTTGACACGAATTGTTGTTGGCATTGGCTCTTTTGGAGTTCTACCCATTTTTCAAATCCCTCTGCTCTCTTCTCTGCAATTCTATTTGCCTCTGCTTGTGCTTCTGCCATTTTTTCTAATGACCTAGCAATTGTTCTTATAAGCTCTGTGCTACCATTTCCATTTCCATTTTGTTGTTGTTTCATAACAAGCCAAACAATTATCACTAAAGCTGGTGCTTGACTAAGTACAGCAATAAGTTCAGTCTCCATCTAACATCTCCCTGAGAAAACTATTTTGCTGTTGACAGTTTTTTAAATCCATTACAGAATTTATTGCGTCAGTATTTTTTATGCAAAGATATCCCGATATCTCGGTTGGACACTCTACAAACTCTATTTTGCTATATTTTACTTTTTTTGGCAGTTCTCTTTCAAATTTGACAGCTTTAGAGCATGATACAAGCATTATTGCCATCAAAGCAATGGTAAGGTATACCTTTTTACTTAAAGTCCTTATTTGCCCTGTTTCTGGCTTTCTGGTGCGATTTAGCATTATCTACCCTGTCCTCTGTATGCTTTATAGCTACTTTTTCGATTTTTTGACATGGATGAAGTCTTAACACGACTTTTTGTACCTGCAATGGATGTCTTTTTGTCTTTATGCTCATGTAACTTTTCAGACTTATAACTTTTTCTTTTTTGTGCCATTACAGACCTAGTGGATTACCAATCTGCGCTTTTAACTCATCAAGCTTTGCATCCATGACTTCTAATCTTTTATCTAAAATTGCAACTTCTTTTTGTAACTTTTCTACTGTGTCTGAACCAACTGCTGCTGAGACTGCATCAAGTCTATTGTTAAAAACTCCCCATGCATAAAACCCACCACCTATTGTCATGACAACTCCAATTATCATTGCATATTTTTGTAATGTTTCTATCATTATCTACCTCGTAACATATTTAGTTCTTTTTCAAGTATAACTCTTTTTAGGGTTGCTTGTCTAATACGTTCTTGATAAATATATAGAGGGTCGTTTTGTGCAACTTGTACCATTTTGTTTTCTGCATAGATTTGTTTACCACCTAACATTCTTAAGTCTTGATAATCATTGCCCTCATAAATTTTTCTCGGGTCTGTATATGTTTTGTAGTATGAGGATATGTCTGGTTGTTTTGACTCAATAACTTTTGCCGCAATAATATTTGTAGCAGACAATTGTTGCTCTACAGACTTTACTGCTTTTTTTATTTGTTTGTCTATTGCTTGAACAGTTACTTCAACTTTTACTGTTGGTTCATTAACAGATGTTTCTTCAGTTTCAGACTCTTCTAAAACTTCTTCTTCTATTTGTGCTACAGCAGGTTCGCTACTTGTATCTTCTTCTTCTGGTTCTTCTACTATTTCTGGTCCACCAAACACTTGCAGTATCTCCACTTCTTCAAATTCTTCTTCTAGCTCTTGAGCTGTTTCAAGGACTTCGATAAGCTCTTCTTCTTCTAATACTAACATAGGTAGTTCTTCTATCAAAACTGGAAGAGGTATAAATTCTTCTATAACTTCTGGTTCTTCAAATGCTGTTTCCCATTCTACAAATTCATCTAACACTTCTTGTATTTCTTCAATTACTTCTTGCTCTATAACAGTATCATCATAAGTCATAGTTAGTTTAGCACCTAGTAGATTTGGTCCACCTAGACTTGTGCCATATGTATCATAACCAACATCTACACCTTCCCATTCCCAATAGAATTGATTACTACCTGCACCTGTATAGCTTACAGAATCTTCATACTTGAAAGCATTATTGCCATACCCAGCATCATTGTTTCTAGTTTGATTTACTGTTGCAAGTGTGTTGCCATTTTCATCTAAAATTTTAACAGTTGTTGTAAAGGTATCTTGTCCTTGTGTAGCTTGACCACATTGATATTGTGAACCTTGCCATTCGCAATTTTGTACTATTGTTGTAGAGTTAAGTGTTATGCCGTTATCAAGTTTTTGTTGATTTGTTGTATCATCATTTGTTACAATATTTAGTAATGAATCCGTATAGCTTATACTTCCTGTACCTGTTGTTTCTAACTCTTGTCCCCAGTCTCTTATATTTCCTTCAACTGTAAAACCATTTGTTGTTATGTTTGGTATAGTGCTATCTACACTTTGATAGTTGCTTGAGTTGTTTGTACCATTCGGTAATAGGTTTCCTGTCGTAATCTCTTCTGCTTGAACTGCCCACACTATCAAGAATAGTATTAATGACAAGTATAAACATTTAATCATCATCTCCATACAAGTCGTATTCTGTATCTATAGGAACAAATTCTGTTTTGTTATCTATAGCATGTCTCCTTTTTAATTTTTCAATATATTTTTCATAGTCTGGTCGCTCTATGTCATACTTTTTCCATTGTGCCTGAGCCTCACCAGCTATCTTGCCTTCGAAAGGGCAAGGAGTTCCAGCATGTTCCATAGCACTAAACACTCTATCGTCCTGACAGAGAATTGCGATTGATGCAACTCGCATATTAAAATCGTATAAGAGCTTTGATAGTTTCATCCTCTCACAATTCTCATCAGTTATAAATGTACCACCAGCTACCCCAAATCCTGTTACTTGCACACCACCACTAACTCCTACTACACATAGATCCTGTGAATAAGAACTCATTGAAGGTGCTATTGCAGAGCTTACTGGTATTGCTTGACTTTCTGTCGTGTTACTCGTGCTATTGGTCGTGGTGTTAGACTGACCTCCTGAGTATGAATTCGTGGTCGTTGAGGTGTAACCACCCGATATACTAGTGTTAGAGCCTGAAGTATTGGTCTGATTAGATACACTATTATCTGTCGCAAAAGCCACCCACCCGTACAACCAGGCACACGTACCTAGTATAATTAAAATTATTGACAGTATTCTCATTTCTTTCCAAACATACCTGCTGCTGGTTTAAGTCCATATATTGCTCCAAAAATACCTATAAGTAACCACTGATACCATTGTGGCAACCCATTAAAATATGCAAAGAACAGATCAAGTTTTTCTTTCATCATATCATCACCAAAGAATACTGCATATGCTAGTACCAAGATCGGTAATGACACAATAACAAGAACAAACTCATCTTTCCAACCATTGTTGTTATCTGCTCTTACTTGTGCTTGATATTCTATCTCCCCTTGTGCCATGCGATACATATGGTTTCTTTCTGCCATAGCCTCATAGCGTTTTGTTTCTTGTCTTTGTTGAAAAACATTTACTGCTGTAGATATTACTGATCCAAATATTCCAAACATTATAAACCTCTCAACATTACTTCTCTAATTACAATAATCATTTGTGTACCTGCAATAACGGCTACAGTCCATAGAACTTTTTTAATTGCTGCTACATCATCTTCTATAT